CTGATTCGATGCTATGGGACCGCGACCCGCGCACCGGCGCCACGATCACGCCTGGGTATGGGCGCCTTCAGGAACGCATGGGCGAGCACCAGACCGACGTGCTGATGGTGGACGGGGTTTCCGACACGTTCGCCGGGAATGAGAACGCACGCGGCGAAGTCAAGCGTTTCGTCAACGGACTTGTGGCGCTGATCCCGCCCGATACCGGCGCCGTGTTGCTGGTCGGACACGTCTCAAAGCCGGGCTCGACGGCCGGCGCGAACGGTGAAGGCTACAGCGGTAGCACGTCCTGGCATAACTCGGCGCGGGCGCGCTGGTATCTGTACGGCGAGGCAGTGCAGGGTGAGGACGGCGAGCGGGCCGAGCGCACCGGAGATCTGATCCTCGAACTGCAGAAGTCGAACATGGGGCGCACCGATCAATCCATTCGCTTCGCCTGGGACGATGACGCGCACCTATTCCTCGGTCGCGAAGTCATGGGCGCAACGCAGTTTGATCGAATCCAGCGAGACAAGGCCGAGCGGCAAGGCATCCTGAACGCGCTCGAAGCCTGCGCAGAGAGTGTTCCGGCCATCGTGGTACCTGCCGCCATGCAAGGTCCGCGGACGGCCTTTGCGGTGCTGTCGCAACGCCCGGAATTGCCCCAATCTTTGCGCTCCGGTAAGCCTGGGAAACGCCGTTTTTGGCGTCAAGTCGAAACACTGCGCCAAATGCACGCAATCGAGGAAGTCGAATACCGGCGCAGTAACAGGCACGTGGCGGCTCAAATTGTCTTGACGCAAGAGGGACTGCGCCAATGCGCCGCATTCTAAATAACGAATATGACGCAGTAGCGACGCAGGGCGCCGGTGCGCCAATGCGTCGCATTCGCATGGGGGTTATAGGGGGTGGCGCGCGCGCACCCGAGGATGGCGAGCGATGAAGATGCAAGGGGTCGGCGTGGCATGGTTCAGGCGGGAGGACTGGCCGCGCTGGTGCGCCATGGACCCCGACTTCCAGCCGGACTATCAGCACTGGCTGCGCCGAATGGAAGCGACGTTCACGCAGCTCCAGGCCAAAGGCGTGCCCGCGGTCAAGGTGCTGATCGACCCGGATGAGTTTCTGGAGTGGAGCAATGCAAACGGGCGCGGCGTCGGCACCGATGCACGCTCGACGTATGCGGCGTTAAAGGCAAGGCAGCTTGACGACAGAGAGAGGCGCCACTGATGGCGAATGCGCTCTATGACCGCCGATGGCGTCAACGTCGCGTCGACCAGCTGCGGGCGCACCCGCTTTGTCGGCTTTGCATGGATGTACGCGGGCGAGCCACTATCGCCACTGTCGCCGATCACATCACCCCGCACCGCGGCGACCCGATCAAGTTCGAGGGACCGCTGCAGAGCCTTTGCAAGGCGTGTCATGACGGCTGGAAACAGTCGCTTGAGAACGGCGGCCACATCAAGGGCTGCGACCTAGCCGGAATGCCGATCGATCCTGCACACCCCTGGAACAAGGCTCCACGATGACCGGTGGCGGGTTAATTCCCTTGTTGGCGCGCAGCGTGAACCGGCCGCCCTCCCTTGAACAGTCGGCTTTGTACTTTGGAGGCAAAAAATGAAACCTGACCTGACCTCGACCCCGGCGACCCTGCCGACGCGCCCGGAACCGCCTGCAGGCTTGCCAGCGACCGGCCGCAAGGCCTGGGTTTCGATCATGGCCGACTACCCGCCCAAGCATTTCACCGCGGCGAATCTGCTGCTTTTGGAGCAGTTCTGCCGGGCCCGGGTGCTGGTGGATCAGTGCGACCGGCGCATAGCCAAGGCGGGGCTGCTGATCCGCGGCAAGGTCAATCCGCTGGTGCAGGTACGCGCGCAGGCCTGGGCCGAAGTGAGGGCGTGCGCAACGAAGCTGCGCCTCGCGATATCGGGAACGATGCGCGCGGAAAAGGCGGCAGCGCGGCCGGATGAGAACGCACACCTGCGCAAACCATGGGAGAAAAGTGCATGACAATGAACTTCAACGGCGCCGACGCGATCGCCTGGATTGAAGGCTTTTGCCGGATTCCAAAAGGGCCGGCCGTTGGGCAGCCGGTCAAGCTGATCGAATTCCAGCGCGAGATTCTAGGCGGCATCTTCGACACCCCGACCCGGCGCGCCATCATTTCAACGGGCCGGCAGAACGCAAAGACAACGCTATCGGCTTACCTGCTGCTGCTACACCTGGCCGGGCCGCGGCATCAACGAAATGGCTTGCTGGTATCGTCGGCATTGACGCGCGAACAGGCTGCAATCCTTTTCGACACCGCTGCAAAAATCGTTCGCCTGAGCCCCGAACTGGCGGCGACGGTTGATGTAGTCGAATTTCAGAAAACGCTGCGCTGCCCGGAATTAGGGACACTCTACCGGGCGCTATCCGCGGACGCGCCGACGCAGTTGGGACTGTCGCCGTTTTTCGTCTGCCACGATGAATTAGGCGCGGTCGAAGGGCCATATTCCAAGCTCTACGATGTGCTGGAAAGCGGCGGCGCGGCGCAAATGGACCCGCTGAGCGTGGTCATATCGACGCAGGCACGCTCCGATGCCGATCTGCTTTCGCGGCTGATCGATGACGCCGAAACCGGCGCCGATCCGCGCGTGAAGCTGTTCCTGTGGACCGCACCGCCTGACGCGGACCCCTTTGATGAGGCGACGTGGAAGGCGGCGAATCCCGCACTTGGGCATTTCCTGAACATCGCCGAAGTGAAGGCGCAGGCCGAAACCGCGCGCCGTATGCCATCGCAGGAAGCGAGTTTCCGCAATCTGATCCTGAATCAGCGTATTGATGCCGTCTCGCAATTTATCAGCGCTGGCGTATGGGCAGAGAACGGCGCAATGCCATCACCACTAGACGGCGCCACCGTGGACGGCGGGCTTGATCTTTCGAGCGTCGCTGACTTGACCGCGCTGATTCTGGTTGCCAAGGACGGCAGCACGCATACCTTCGCCTGGCTGCCCGAGGAATGGCTCGCCGAGAAAAGCCGCCTGGACAAAGTTGAATACTCGCAATGGGCGAAAGACGGCCTGCTGCTGACGACACCGGGCCGGACAATTTCATACGACTACGTTGCACGATTCATGCGCCAGATATTTGACCGCTGCGACGTGCGCTCGATTGCCTTCGATCGGTACAACATGAAATTCTTGCGGCCGTGTTTGACGCGGGCCGGATTCACGGATGAGGAATTAGAAAAGTTCGTTGAGTTTGGGCAGGGCTATTTAAGCATGAGCCCGGCAATTCGAGAACTGGAAACGCGGCTGCTCGAAAAGAAATTGAAGCATGGCAATCACCCGATCTTGACGATGTGCGCGGCGAATGCGGCCGTAGTCACGGATGACGCGAACAATCGCAAGTTCACGAAAAAGAAAAGCACGGGCCGCATTGATGCGCTCGTTGCGCTTGCGATGGCTGTCGGGGTGGTGCCACTCGCGCAGTCGAACGAGGGCACCCTCGAAAGCTGGCTTGCATCGGCGACCTGAGAAATTCAACCTGAAAGGAAAAGACCATGACTGACGAACTCAAAAACACCGAAGCACCCGAAGCGACCCCGGGCCCCGAGTCGCTGGACCCGAAGGAACTCGCGCGCCACCTGATGGTGGCCGCTTCGAAGTTCGCCGCTGCTTCCATGCTGGCCTTCAGCGAAGCCTATCCAGAGCAGGTTCCGCTGCTTGCACGATCGGGCGGCGCTTTCGGTGTACGTGTCTCGGACATCCTTTCGACGAACCCGCGCGTCGCCTTGGTCAACGTAGTGGGCGACGAGGACGTGGAAATCGCGCACGTGCTACTCCAGCAACCGGCGCCGATGAATCCGTTGAGGCTGAACTGATGTGCTTGCGCCGGCCTTGTTTTTCTGGCACGATGAGCGTGTTCGTCCGATGTATCGGCGACGGACGCGTCTCTAGGCGTGAATTCTTACCGCCCGCAGGCGAGCAGCGCAAGTTCGGCCAGCCTTGGCCTTTGCTCGTTTTGCATTGGAGTCGCGCACCATGAAATTTCTCGACTACCCGCTCGAAATCAAATCGCTCGCCGATGATGGCGCCTTTTCTGGCTACGGCAGCGTATGGGACGCGACCGACCTGCAGAACGATGTGATGCGCCGCGGCGCTTTCAAAGAGGTTGTCCGCAACGCTGACGGCCGCGTGGTGATGCTCTGGCAGCACGATTCGAGGCAGCCGATCGCCACCGCAAGCGTGGCCGAGGATGAGCACGGTCTGCACTTCGACGGCACATTGATCCTGGCCGATCCGCAGGCGCGCGCTGCCCAGGCGCACATGCGAGCGAAGTCTGTCCGCGGCGTTTCGATAGGTTATGACACCCTCGCGTCAAATCCCTTGAGCGACGGCCGGCGCGAACTGACTTCGGTGCGCCTCTGGGAATTGTCACTTGTGACCTTCCCGGCACTACCCCAGGCGCAAGTGCAGACGGTCAAGTCACTCCTGGACTGCACGGACGAGCGCGAGCTGAAGAACCTACTGCGCGAGCGCGACCGTCTTTCACGCACCAAGGCGAGCGCTGCGGCCGATGTGCTGTGGCGGATTCTCAAAGGCCGCGACGATACCGATTCTGAAAACAGTGAGCAGCTCGCCGAGCAGCTCAAATCTTTTTACGAGACTCTGAAAGGAAACTGAACCATGAACAACGAACCGGAAGAATTGAAAGCGATACTCGCTGCGACAACCGGCGAAGTGAAAGCTTTCATTCTCAAACAAACGAAAGCGCACGACGAACTGACCGACCAAATGAAAGAGCTGAAAACACGCACGCTTGAACTTGAGCAGCGCGGCGTGCGCAATCCGCGCAGCGAGGGCTCCGACGGCGGCGGCGCTGGCGAACTTGCCGAGTTGCTCATCAAGGGCGCCGAGGGGTTCATCAAAGGCAGCTCGCCGAGCGTGAAGATGGTAATCCCGTCTCGCCTGATAAGTCCCCGACAGGTGAAGGAGATCGTTAACCTGGGCGATCAGGCATTAGTTCAAAGCGACCGCGGACCGCAATACATCGCGACCGCGCCGCAACGTCGCTTGACCATACGCGCGCTTTTCCAGTCGTATCCCACACAATCGGATTCGATCGAGCGCTGCCTGGAGTCTGTGTGGACCGACGGCACGGAGTTTCAGGGCGGAGCATCATCGCCAACAGGCCGCGGCGAGGGCGCGATCAAAGGCGAGTCGCAAGCAACCTTCACCCTTGAGAAGACCGTGATTCCGACCATTGCTCACTTCATTGTCGCATCGAGACAAATCCTCTCCGATTCGCGGCTCTTGCAATCGCACCTTGAACGCAGGCTGATCTATTTTCTCAACTTGAAAGAGGAAGCTGAGTTTCTTACCGGCACGGCGCAGATCAGCGGCATCAACACCAATGCCGCCGCGTTCACGGGTGGCGCGACCAACGCCACGAGGCTTGATACCTTGGCCCGCGCTGCAAATCAGCTCGCGGTCGGTAACTATGATCCGAGCGGTTTTCTGATGCATCCTACCGATTGGCTCGAAACCTCACTCGAAAAGGACACCACGGGCAAATATATTTTGGGCGATCCCGGTGCACAACGGATGCCGTCGGCTTGGGGGCTTCCGGTCGTACCGACACCCTCGCAAACCTTGGGCACCTTCACGGTGATCGATGCTGCGCGATACGGTTTTGTCGCGGATCGCGCAGAGGCGGACGTGAGGATCGGCGAGATTAACGATCAGTTCACTCGGAACCTCCTGACATTGCTTTGCGAAAAACGGGCCGCGCTCATTACGGAGATGGGGGCGGCGGCCGTAACCGGCAGCATCGCGACGCCGGGCTAAAAGAGAACGAAGAACGGCCTAGCTCGGCCGGCGACATCCACCTGCAGCTCGGTTTCATTTCCCGCACTGCAGGCGCGCAAAGGAGCTGCCCGATGCGGACGTGGGCGAGTGCGTTGCTCGAAAACACCGCAAGCCGGCGAGCGTTTCCATGACGCGGCGCCGGCAGGCACGCTGGTATCGGAGCCAAGGCACCGACCCCGCACAGAGCCCGCTTCGGCGGGGTTTTTATGTCACCTGAGACCGCACCCACTGCGGTTCCTTCTTGAAGAACAGCACGCGGTAAGCGAATGCGCCGCTTGACGCCCCGCGGAGGGCATCGCTGAATGCGTCTGCGCTCTCCGTCATCGGAACCAGCAGACAGCTCTCGCCGAGCACGTCGATAGATGGGTGCTTGAGCGCCACTGTATTCAGGGCGTTCACAGTCGCGTTCCAATTCAATTCAGATTGCCTGTCTGAGAACGCCTTCGGCTTTTCTACGAACACAAGAGCGGAATGCACGCTTGATCCTCCTGGGTGGCCTGATTCACTCTTTGGCCGCGTTGGCCCTACCCTCTCCGACCCGCCCGAGTGGCGGGTTTTCTTTTGCAGGTGAGGGCTTGGCGAAAACGGGATACGTATCCCGGATTCGTTCTACGCAGAACGGATTCAACCTTGCCGCACACCCAATCCGTGCGATGTCGCACGCTTCGCTGGCCGCTGCTGCGCGATCGCCGAGCAGCCGGTACGTCGGCATCGGGACGCGGATGGACGCGGCAGGGGCGATCCTGGCCCAAGTGTGGACCTATCGGCGCCACATTTGCTTGAACTCTTGGTCGAACCACATTTCCACATCGTACTCGACCGAAGTGGTCGTCCGGAAATTGAGGTATCCGGAATACTCGCCCTGTCTAACCCAGGAAATGAAATCTGAGACGTCTGGATGTTCACCTGGAGCAAGGACACTGGAAAGGCCGCGAGCCTCGCGCCATTTGTGGCAAAGGTGCCGTATAGCGCGCTCGCATTCCGCTTTCTTCATGTCCGATTCCCCCGCACTGACCCGGCCGAGTGGCGGGGTTTCGTTTTGGGTGCGATTTTGGGGTTTTGTCTGCCCCGCCTCGCTTCAACGTAATCTAACCCGTTGATTTTAGTGGCGTCCCCAACCGGATTCGAACCGGTGTTACCGCCGTGAAAGGGCGATGTCCTAGGCCTCTAGACGATGGGGACACGAAGACCATTTACGGAACATTTGTCGGGTGGCTGGTGGAGGTAAGCGGGATCGAACCGCTGACCTCTTGCATGCCATGCAAGCGCTCTCCCAGCTGAGCTATACCCCCACAACCGAGCGGCGAATTATAGCTGCGTGGGGTTACCCTTGTAAAGCTGAGCCGTACCAAATTCATCGCACATTTCAGCAACTTGGCCCCATCGTGTTCATTGCACATGCAGTCTTATCCGGCTGATGACGCGCTCCTTGCCGGCGAGCGCCAGAACCGCCGACAGCGCGGGTGTCTGAGTGACTCCGAACACCAGCACTCGCAGCGGAACGGCAAGCCGTGGCATCTTCAGGCCGCGTGCCTTTGCAACCACTTGCACTTCCGCATTGATCGCCTCGGCAGACCAATCGCCCAGGCCTTCGAGCCGCGTGGCGAGTTCGGCAAGCGCGGGTTTCACGTCTGGCGTGAGGTGTTCCTTCAGCAAGTCCGCTGACGGCTCGCGATTTCCATAGAACGTCATGGCCTCGCCGGCAAGCTGGGCGAGCGTCTCGGCGCGTTCCTTCAAAAGTGCGACGACGCGCTCCAGCGGCGGTCCGCCCGCAAGGGAGCCGCCGTCGCGCTCGATGCGCAGTGCAACAGCATGCGCAAGCCTGCCATCGTCTGCGGCCTTG